TTTCGGACGCGCGCGCATAATATATTTCTTGACGCTCTTTATTGTATAAGCGTCGCGATTCCACGGGTAACTCGTAATAAATGCCTGGCCAGTTACACCGCCAGTCTGATTGTTAGGATATGTCTTAATGTTGTTAGGAACGCCCTTCACGGGGTTAGAGAAGCCAGACTTCACTTTGTAAGTAATCGCCCACACCTCATACGGTAGGGTAGACGAATTGGTATTCGCATCATATGGATTACTCACAATCATGCCGCTAAAGCGCATACGAACTTGACTGATCTCATTACCATTGATCTGTTCTTGATTGCTGCCCCTCAGTAAGGGCATATCGTTGAACACATTAAGAAACAAAGATCCACGAGTAGTACTCGACCCATCAGCAGTAGTACTCAATCCGAATCCCTTCGGTTGCTGAGTGGGCATAGTCACAGTCTTGTGCTTGCGCTCCAAGATGTTCATAGACTTCAACGCTCGACCGACTCGCATGTTGAAGGTTTTGGTGGATGCCGCACGGACAGCCTTTTTTGCAGGAGCTTTCCGAGTAGCAGCAGGACGGCGAGCAAAGCGGCGCCTAAAGTTGCGTGCTCTTCGGCGGTATGGTGCACCATGGGGCATAGTGGTTTTAATCTCCTGCAAGATTTTTTTTTCTCGTCGTACGACTTCTCATACACAGAAGTTCGTACACAGAAGTTGACGGGTAATAATGACCCGTCAACTTCTGAACCTATCCAAAGGACCAATGTGATGGATTACCTTCGTTATACGGCGCATCAATTGTTCGGTTTTATCATAATCGTCTGAATCTGCATATATTCGGTCGGGCGGCTTAGGGCTCGTAATCACGAACTTCGACGCTCGTATATTCACGAACCCGCCTTTGTATGGTAACATACACTCATAGCGGTCTAATATCATAAGCAAAATTCCCATTGGAATCTGCCCACGAAATTCATCCATAATTATCTTGTCTTCACCATCGTATCTGTCCCACCATCCTCCATTAGCAGGACCCCATACATAATATGGTATGGAGTCAAAATCGGTATATGCATTCTCTGTCTTTCCAGTCCCTGTCTTACCCCATCGCCAGATGACTTCAGGCATTTTATCAAGCATACGCGGTTCTAACATAAGGGATCGCAGTGCCGTAAAACCCTTATGATATTTTACAAATGCGTTGGGATACTCCCGCGCAATATCCTTCAGTTTGGCTCCTTCATGTACAAGCGCTTCTACGGGCATATCGATGTCCGTACGCTTACCTTGAGCCGTGATGGTTCCACATTCAAATGGTTCTTCCCAATCATGTGGATTTTCCATGGTACGTGGAAAGAAATAATCATATCCTTTGCCTGGCGGCGGTATACTGTTTCCTTTCTTACAGTATCCAGATGCCTCTTTCGGTCGGCCCTGTCTTCCGGCCAACCAACAACGAAAACAGTTCTCATGTACAAACTTAAAGGGCTTCGCCTCTTTAAATTCCATATATATTTGAAGATGTGGAGTGCCTTTCGCACCCACTTCTGAACCCATCACAAAATAGGTACATTGTTCCTGGCCAAACTTTTGAGCAGCAAAAATATCCTCCTGTGTTGGATTATTTTTCGTGCACACATACGCACGTTTCCCGCGTTTAGGCGGGGGATTCGAATCCACCAATTCATCGTCCCAAAAACTGCACACTGTGTCAGGTGTGTCTGACGGATTTTGGTTAATTCCCGGGTTGGCGTCAGGATTGACCATGGTTGGTGGTTCTACCCCTACACAAGAAAAAAAATTTGGTCGGACGAGTTGGTCCGACGAATGTTCGGGGCCTCCGGCGGCCCCTGCGGGGAGCTGATAGAGGTGGCCTGCCGGCGGCAATTTACGCATCTACCCACGAAAGGGTAAATGAACCGTAAATTGTACAGCGAAGCTGAGAAGCTTGTCCGAAATCAGCGCCGGAACCATCGATCACATAAAAACCTAACGAAAGATAATCATTCGTTGGCTGTTGTATCCCATCATTATATTTGAGTGTTTTGGAAACAGGCAAATCAAACGATATCCGTCTGAAAGCCGGATAATCGCTCGTTTGTGGATTGGTAACGGCGTCGTCGTCAGTATTCATTTTCGGACGCGCGCGCATAATATATTTCTTGACGCTCTTTATTGTATAAGCGTCGCGATTCCACGGGTAACTCGTAATAAATGCCTGGCCA